TGGATTACCAGTTACAATATACAGACAGATACAGGTAACACTCAAAGACGGTAAAATAACTGTAGAGTACGTGCCGCCACCTAAGAAATAAATATGTAAAAGAACATAACCATAGGACCGTTATGTTAGGAGGCTCCTGCCTAGGATTAAAACACCGAAGTGGGCATACAATAATATGAGAGCAAAAGAGTTTATAGTTAAAGAGCATAGAGCTGTGTTTAGGCGTAATCCTAACACAGGGCACATCAATCTCTTTTGGAGATGTGAAACTGGGCAACGTAAAGGAAGAACGGTACCGGATGTCAGTAACTGTAACCAAGCATTAGATGTAGCAAAGTCAAATAGATTTAAGAAAGTTAGAGCTAGAACACATAAAATGCAGGCTTTTAAAAGTAATCGTACTAAAACAAGATCACGTGCTAGTAGAACAGTTAAAAAATTAAATAAATGGAGAAACGAAACTCCTAAAAGATTTAAAAGGAAAGTAACTAAACCAGTAAGATTACGTACTCCAGGAAGGATACGACAGATAAAAACAAAGGGTACCAAATGATAGCCATTGAACTCTTTGAAAATTCTCCGAACACTCCAGCCGGTAGCATGAGTCAAGATCTCAATCTAGGTAAGCTATGGTTATGCCGGACTCTTAAACGATTAGGGCATGATAAATTTGACAATGTATATGCTTTAGGTAGTTGGTACGGAAGTATAGCACAGTACATATTAGACCGAAATATTGCATGTAATAAGCTATTTTTGATAGATATTGACCCTAAAAATACCGAATATGCCAAACAAAACGCTTGTTGCGAAAAAGTCGTACCAGTTACGCAGGACTGCAATAATACCAAATTCAAAGACAACGATTCGTTAGTAATTAATACCAGCACCAATGATATCAAAGGTCAAGAATGGTTTGACAATATACCTAATGGAACCATAGTAGCACTGCAAGGTAGAGACCAACAACGGGGGAACAAAGAAAATTTATATCAAACACTGTCAGTATTTGACGAAGCTTATCCGTTAGTTGAAACTTACTGCCTTAAACAAATGCCTTTAGAATGTGTGGAAGGTACCCAATACAATCGTTTTATGAAGATTGGTTTGAAATAAATACTATATCATGCTAGCTTTAGACTTATTTGAAAAATGGACGGAGAAATATAAGCGTTCGATTAACTGTTCAAACCCAAAAGGGTTTAGCCAGCAAGCTCATTGCGACGGTAAGAAAAAAACAAACGAAGAACAAAAACACGATCTAGATCTCATGGACGGATTTCGACAACTACTGCCTATCGCTTGTAAATATCTAAATATAACAAAACTTCCTAAAATACATCTTTGCAAAAAACAAACAGGTACACACCAAGCTAGCTTTGGCGGCTATGATCCAAACAACAAGAATATACATCTAAGTATTTCTGACAGACATCCTGTTGATGTTCTTAGAACACTCGCACACGAAATGGTACACTATAAACAAGACTGTGATAGCAAGCTCGTCGACGATAGTTGGATGACTGGTAGCGATGCTGAAAACGAAGCTAACAGTGAAGCTGGTATTATTATGCGATTGTTCAACAAACAGTGTCCAGAGTTTATGGAAGTAAAACCAATAATTGGAGAAAATCAGTGAAAGTACAAGAAATACTTGAAGCAAAATGTCCGCCAGCTACACAGGACATAGCTATTAATACAGACAATAGAAATTCAACCATCAAGAATTATATGTATGGTCCATTAAACTTTAAAAATCCAGCCGACTATTGGAAGAAGGCCGCTAAACTTTGGGACACTACAGAAGAATCAGCTAAAGAAAGCCTATGTGGTAACTGTGTAGCGTTTGATGTATCACCAAGGATGGAAAAATGTATGCCTGGTAAAACATCCGACGAATACGGTAAACTTGGTTATTGTTGGATGCATCATTTTAAATGTCATTCAGCACGTACATGTGAAACATGGGCCGCAGGTGGTCCAATTTCAGACAACAAAATAAGTTTAGATTGGGGCAAACGTGCTAGTATGAACGAAAACTTTGTGGAAGGTTCTGATAAAAAAAAAGCGACCCTACGCATACAAAAAATGTTAAACGACAAGTATGATGCTAACCTAGATCTTGATGGCATATTAGGACCACTTACACGGAAATCCATAAACAAATTTATGCCTAATGCTAAGATGGGATTAGCAGACGAGCCTAACAAAACTACTGCTGTACAAGGCAAAAAAATGAAGGAAAACTTTGCCGACGGTAAAAAAAAAGGTAAAAGTCGTCCAGGAAGAGTAAAAAAGGCAGGTGCTAGTTGTAAAGGTTCAGTAACAGATTTAAGAGCAAAAGCAAAAAAGGCATCTGGTGAGAAAGCAAAAATGTATCACTGGTGTGCTAATATGAAAAGTGGTAAAAAATAATGACAACAAGTAAAGCAATTATTATCGCGGCAGTAATACTAGGTATAAGTCATGTAGTCAACGGCTACTTGATAGATTTTGACACAATACTCAAGTGTACAGAGCCAGGTACTATATGTACCTTACATGTGGAGCCAAATAGATGAAGAATAAATTTTCAGGATATTGGCTATTATTTTTTGTATTAATAATAATATTGACACTTCAAGCTGGATGTACATCTGTACAAGAAACTGTCGACACTGAACAAGTGCAAACACAAGATAAAAGAAAACCAAATACTTTACTATGTGCTATGCTACTCTTAAAACTTGATTGCGGAGCAAAAAACAAAGCTACACCACATGCAGTTCCTGAAAAAGAACCGATATCAGAAACAATAACATTAGAAACAATAGAAGGCTAATATTATGAAAATTAATGAAATCTTAAACGAAGGCAAGAGCCCACATAAGAAAGGTACCGAAAAGTACAAAAAACATATGGCGGCAATGCATGCTGAATCAGAAGAAACTTACGAAGATGATGACAAATTCTTTGAAGCTTACGGAGACGTAGAAGAAACTCTCGAAGAAGCAGAATATCAAGGACGTAAAGTCCAACTAAACAAACCTATGCAAGGTGATGTTAAGAAGTTTAAAGTTTATGTTAAGGATCCTAAAACAGGCAACGTTAAAAAAGTAAATTTTGGACACGGTGGGTCAAGTGTAAAAGGCAAAACAATGCGTATTAGAAAAAATAACCCTGCGGCACGTAAAAGTTTCCGTGCTAGACATAATTGCGATAGTCCTGGACCAAAAACTAAAGCAAGATATTGGTCATGTCGTAAGTGGTAAAATGACAAACTACGAGCATTATCTGCAACACAGCTATGATGCTGTTAAAAGAGCAGAAGACATGTTGTTAATCGACCTCGAAGACGATCTCGAAGCATACCTTGTACACCTGTTTGCTAACTACATGGACAAGCCACAGATTAATACAGAACCCGTCTGTATTAAATTACTAGAAAGCACACACAAACCAATCAGAGAACGAATACCAATTCTAAAAGAAGTAGGGGATGAATGTCTTCTAGTACATTCATTAGGTTGGGGTAAGCCAAAATGGCCCACAGAAAGTTATTATCAAGAAATGGGGCAAACAGCCTATGTTACTAGAGCATTCCTAAGACGCCCACCTGAAATGTTATATGATGACTTAGCCGTCGAGTTTGATATAGTGTCAAAAATCCTTAGGACTTGTGTCCAACATTAATTGTTGAACTTAAAGAATCCCTTCATTAAGTAGTATTCAAAGTTCACATACTTTAACCACTTAGGTCCTGGAAATAAATCTTCAATTGATTGATAATTACTTGCCTCAAAATTGACGTGATGGAATTTATGATAACTATCTCTCAGCATTAACGGATATAACCAAGGAAAGTCTTTTTGTTTTCCGTATTTGTCTTCTTCGTCACCTGCTATATAAAATATCACGTCAGGCATAGCACCAAATATCCTGTGCCATAAGATAGACATGAACACAAAGTTAATCATTACTGCCAGACCAAACACTAGTAGAGTAGCTATGCTGAGAGTGGTCAATAACAAAGGTTGATTTTTAGAAGCGAGTTGGTGTAGCATAGTTTTCCTTTCTAACTTTTTGTTAGCTTTGTCTACTAGGGAATAGAATTTCTCGTGGTCCTGAAGTACCAGAGCATTATTTTCCGTAGCAAATAGATGTCCCCACTTGTTAGATGACGCTAAAATGTGTATTTGATCGTCTTCAGTATTCCATTTTGTGTGGTGGTTCATATGGCTAGCACGGAGTACTTCTATGTCACCTAGACTAAAAAGACATATAAATTCAAAGAATCGTGCGATGTTAGGATTCTTTGGTACGATATATCTATGATGATAGTAATCGTGTTCTACAACCTGTAATACAAAATGCAACACATAGGCAAACAGGAGGCCACTTAGCAATAGCACAGGATCGAATGCTATGATGTTATATACTATTACTGCTAGTAGTATACCAAAGAACATGTACTTTTTTAATTTATGTCTGAGTTGATAATACCAAACTTTTAGCTGGCTAGTTACAGACCTTTCTAAAAATTCAACTAACTGGTCAGTAGATTTAGGAAATTGATTTAGATGCCAACACTTGATTTCTATTCCGCGATTTCTTAATAGCTGTTGTATTAGAGCTTGTACTAATATATTACGACCCAACGAACAGTGGGTGTTATTGATAACACTATTGGTTTGTTCTTGAGCTTGTTTTACTTGTTTTTCAGTTAAGAACGCAGGGAGAGCACTTATATAACTGAGAGCTTCTCTCAGTTCCCACAGCTCTAGATCCTCAATCGCACTTTTACCTGTTTGTTTTAGAACTATTTTGGCAAGATTGGGTGTTAACTTTATTGACAATTCGTTGTGCCCTAATGTATAATATACGAATATTTAGTAGAAATATTACACCAAGGTAATTGTTTGATAATTACTATTAGTAACATAAATCAAGGAGGCATTGATATGTCAGAAGTATTCAATTCAGAACAAAAAGCAAAGTTAGTTCAGTTAATTAACGAAGGGATTCAAGTACTTTCAGAAGTAGAAGATTTGAATGCTGGGCTTAGTGATACTGTAAAAGCTGTAGCTGAAGAACTACAAGTTAAACCAAGTATTCTTAAAAAAGCAATTAAAATTGCACAAAAATCCTCATTTACAGACACAAACACAGATCACGAAACACTAACAACTGTGTTAGAAACTGCTGGTCGAACTTTATAGTTGACTTAGTTGTTGAAGTAAAGTATAATAATAGTAAGAGTTACGCCCACAGTGGGCATGAAGAGTGTGTGTGAGCTAGAAGTCGCACAAAAAGGAGTATAAATGAGTTACGTAGATGCCCTGTTTGACAGGCAAAAAGATCGTATATACATTGTTGAACGCAACAATGGCCAAAGAGAATATGTAGAATACCCAGCAGAGTATGTATTTTATTATGATGCTCCTAAGGGTAAACATCGTACCATATATGGTACTCCTGTAGATCGATTCCAAACTAAAAATTCAAAAGAGTTTCACAGAGAATTAAAAGTAAACTCAGGCAAGCAGACTTGGGAAAGTGATATTAATCCTGTATTCCGTTGCTTAGAGAATAATTATCTAGGCAAGCCGTCACCTAAACTACAAACAGCATTTTTTGATATTGAGGTCGACTTTGATCCAGTAAGAGGATTTAGTAAGCCCGATGATCCTTTTAATCCAATTACAGCAGTATCAGTATATCTTGATTGGATGGAAAAACTAGTTACTATGGTAATCCCACCTAAGTCAATGAGTTGGGAAACTGCTGAAGAAATTGCTAGCAAGTATGATAATTGCTTTTTAATGGAACGTGAAGAAGATCTTATAAAAACTTTCTTAGATATAATTGAAGATGCTGATATATTAAGTGGGTGGAACTCAGAAGGATTTGATATTCCTTACATGGTAATGAGAACTAATCGTGTGCTGTCAAAAGATGATACTAGACGTTTTTGTTTATGGAACCAATTTCCTAAGAAACGTGAGTTTGAACGCTTTGGAGCTAGCAACTTAACATTTGATTTGATTGGTCGTGTGCATTTAGATTATATGCAACTGTATAGAAAATACACATACGAAGAAAGACATAGTTACTCGTTGGATGCTATTGCTGAGTTTGAACTAGCAGAAACAAAAACTCCATATGAAGGTACCCTAGATCAACTATATAATAAAGATTTTGAAAAGTTCATTGAGTATAATAGACAAGATACTGCTCTATTAGATAAATTAGACAAGAAATTAAGATTTATTGATCTTGCCAATGAACTAGCACATGACAACACAGTACTACTACAAACAACAATGGGTGCTGTTGCTGTTACTGAACAAGCTATTATCAACGAAGCACATCAGTTAGGTATGATAGTTCCTAATAGAAAATTCGGCGATGAAGGCACTACACAGGCCGCAGGTGCTTATGTGGCGTTTCCTAAGAAAGGTATGCATGACTACATAGGTGCCATTGATATTAATTCACTTTATCCGTCGGCTATTCGTGCTTTGAATATGGGTCCAGAAACTATTATAGGACAGTTAAGGCCTACTATGACTGAACATCATATTAAAACTAAACAACAAGAAGGCAAGTCATTTGCTGATGCTTGGGAGAATGTGTTTGGTAGTATGGAATACACTGCTGTTATGAATGGTGAGCCAGGCACTGAAATAACCATCGACTGGAAGAACGGTGAAAGTGATGTATTAAGTGCCGCGGATGTATGGAGGCTAATATTTGATAGTAACAAACCTTGGATACTAAGTGCTAACGGAACCATCTTTAACAACGAAACAAAAGGTATCATTCCAGGACTGTTGGAACGATGGTACGCAGAACGTAAGGAAATGCAAAGTAAGATGCGTGAAAGCATCAAAACTGAAAACAAAGAAGACACAGCATTTTGGGACAAGCGACAACTAGTTAAAAAGATTAACCTAAATAGTTTGTATGGTGCACTGCTTAATCCAGGTTGTAGATTCTTTGATCATCGTATTGGTCAATCAACAACACTGACTGGACGTGTTATTGCACGACATATGGATGCCTATATTAATGAATGTATCATGGGTGAATATGATCACGTTGGAGAAAGTATAGTGTATGGTGATACTGATAGTTGTTACTTTACTGCGTGGCCCGCCATTAAAGATGATGTTGAAGCAGGTAAGATGGAGTGGAACAAAGATATAGCTGTACAGTTGTATGATTCAATTGCCGATCAGGTCAATGCGAGCTTTCCTGCATTTTGTGAAAAAGCATTCCATGTTTCACGCAAACAGGGCGAACTAATCAGAGGTGGACGTGAACTAGTAGCTCTGAAAGGTTTGTTTATCAAGAAGAAACGATATGCTGTGCTTATCTATGATATGGAAGGTAATCGATTGGATACACATGGTAACCCAGGTAAAGTAAAGGCCATGGGCTTGGATTTAAAACGTTCAGACACTCCTAAGGTAGTACAGGATTTCCTAAGTGACGTACTGTTAGAAACGCTAACTGGTGCTGACAGAGAACGTCTAATTGCTAAAGTAAGAGAGTTTAAGCTACTGTTTACAGAACGCCCAGCTTGGGAAAAAGGAACTCCTAAGCGTGTTAACAACCTAACAAAATATAGTAAAGAAGAAGAACGTTTAGGTAAAGCAAATATGCCTGGACATGTTAGAGCCGCAATGAACTGGAATAATCTAAGACGTATGCACAGTGACAACTATTCAATGAGCATAGTTGATGGTATGAAAACTATTGTTTGTAAACTTAGAGACAATCCTTTAGGATATACCAGTGTTGGGTATCCAATTGATGAAACACATATACCCGATTGGTTTAAAGAACTTCCATTTGATGATGCCGCTATGGAGACTGGTATCGTGGATCAAAAAGTAGAAAACTTATTAGGTGTATTGAACTGGAAGATAAGTGAAAATACACAGATTTCAACAACATTTGACGACTTGTTTACATTTGAATAATACGAACCCAACTATGAAACTGAGAGACTTGTGTCTCTATCGAAAACTTTTACTAGATTTAATCAACAGTAGATTAACTCGTACTCCTCTATCTGATAACATTGGATTACTAGATAGAACACTAGTAACTACGAGAGAAACCTTCAACCAATACTCAGACAGCATATTATCAATGCATCAGCAGTGTGAAACATTAGCAAAAGGATACGATAAAGTTACTGATCAATTACAAGAGCTCATTGTCGAAGTTGATAATGATATTAACAAATGGTCAGACGAAATGTTTGAAGAATATAAAGAAATCTTTACGGTTGATACCGTATATCAACATTTATTAAAATTACAAATACCAGATAAAGTTAAAGAAGACATAAAAAATAAAGTCAGACTCTACGGTAGTAACTGGCGGTATCCAGGATTGCAAATATTCCCCAATGATGCTGAATGGATTAAACCGATGACAACCATGGATCCTTTGTATATTACAGGAACTTCTTTAAGTGCATTGAATGATGTCGTAGAAGAGTATCCACGTGGATACAAGAATAGATTAAGATCGTATGAACTTAGAAATTTAAATTTCCGAAGTTTTCCGCAAGGACAATTTAGTCTAGTGTTTTGTTTGTGGGCATTTAAATATTTGCATAGTGATTATGTAGAACTTGCAATTACTAGGATATTTAATTTGTTAAGACCAGGAGGAGTTTTGATGTTTGGGTTCAACAACTGTATAACTAGTAATCTAATAGATCACTGCGAAGATCAAAAAATTAGTTATTATAACGTAAACAAACTTAAACAACTAGTTGAAAAAATAGGATATGAAATAGTAGCGTTAACAGACTATGATGGATTTGGTAGTTTTGCAGAGATTAAAAAACCTGGTGAACTAACTACATCAAAGTTACATCAAGCTCTAGGAAAGGTAATATCAAAATCACCAAATTAAATTTATCAAACTACTTGCAAAACCTAAATAATATGTATATAATATTATATCAAAGGAGAATTAAATGAAAGATCATCTATTAGACATTGTTAAGAACACATATGGACTAGGTATAATTGACCTAGTTAAAATTACAGGAACAGATACAGAAACAGCGATCGAAGCATTAGCAGAAGATCGTAGTGTTATTGTACAAGCAAAATTAAACAACGCAGTGCCAGAATTTAAAGGTACATTTGGTATGCCCAATCTTGGTAAACTAAGCACTATTTTAGGTATTTCAGAATATAAAGATAATGCTAAAATAGAACTTGCTACACAAGAACGCAACGGTGAAAATGTAGCAGTTGGACTTAATTTTGAAAATGCAAACGGAGACTTTAAAAATAACTATCGTTTTATGAGTCAAGAAATTGTTAATGATAAACTTAAAACTGTAAAAATGAGACAGGTATCGTGGAATGTAGAGTTTGAACCTAGTGTTGCAAATATACAAAGATTAAAGTTCATGGCACAGGCTAATGCTGAGGAACTTAACTTTACAGCTAAAACTGAAGGAACAGATCTTAAATTATTCTTTGGTGATCATTCAAGTCATGCAGGCAACTTTGTGTTCCAAGGTGATGTTACTGGAACATTAACAAAGGCATGGGCGTGGCCAGTAAATGCTGTGATAGCAATCTTAGGTTTATCGGGTGATAAAACATTTAGTATATCAGATGAAGGAGCGGCACAGATTACTGTAAACAGTGGATTAGCAACTTACAATTATATATTACCAGCACAAAGCAAATAATGGCATTTGAAATAGACAACTTAACAGCAAAACAAAAAGACTATGCAGTATTCTTGCCAGCACTTAGTGGATTTTATGCTACTTATATAGGTAAGCAAAGGCATAAAGAACCTGACAACAAAAAGTACGACAATGGTAATTATGTTCCAATGGGACGTGTTCCTAAAGATTTTGAAAATGGCGTAGAAGGATTAAACTGGCTTAATAAAGAT